TCGTCATTTAACGACCCTGCTGAAAGTGCCTGGGCAACCCGGCGTCCGCGCAGGAAGCGTGATTGACCTCATCTATCCAACATCACGCGATCTGCAAGGCGGTGATAGTGCGCATGTGTCCACCCCTTCTGGGAAGACGCCATATTATAGTGGACGGCATTTGGTGACATCGGTACGACATGTACTAACACAAGCTGCGCCGGCGCAGATGGAATATACGATGCACCTTGAAGCGACACGCGATTCGTTCGGTACAAAGCTGGTCCCGTATGACGAGGACACAGGGGACACATAATGGAATCTGGACCACTCTCCCACCAACTTGGCTTTGACGGCTTCATCTGGTTTATTGGCGTTGTCGAAAGTAAAGACGACCCGATGAAAGTCGGCCGTTGTAAGGTGCGTATCTTTGGATGGCACGATAAGAATACGGACAATTTGTCTACTGAGGATCTGCCGTGGGCGTATGCGTTGGTGCCAGTCACACATGCGCAATTGCTCCCTAATTATAGACAGGGAGATTGGGTGATGGGATTCTTTCTGGATTCTCGCCTAGGACAACAGCCCATCATCTTTGGTGTGCTGCCTGCGGTCGTTCAACCAACATGATTGATATCAAGAACCTCGGATTTCGTGATCTGCGGACTGCGGCCGAAATCGCCATAGGCGCGGCACCACCGCTGGGTCGCGATGCCGCACCAGCATCCCCAAAGACCGGTAAGTTGGGTGTGCTTGGTGCTGTCTCGGTGTTCGCTGGCGGCGCTGCGAAGATGACCAGCGGCGGCTTTTCTGCGGCGAAAAGCGCCATTCAATCACGCGAGTCTGCAATATTGTTTTCTGATATATTGTCGAACGCGGCCAAAAACTTTGAGATATCTGGAAACGAACTGAGAGTAGGAATACACTCGATGCGAGATGTGGCGCACCGTCTTACGGACACATTCGTTCCTGAGGCGCTAGTGCAGTTTTCTGGTATAAATGCGGGGGACATCTCGTCGGCAGCGGCACTGAATTTCTCAAAAAAACTCTCACACAGACAAGCACGAATTGCCGCGATGGCGGGGCAATTTGCGTCGGCCGCCTCAGTCGCGGTTGCCGTTGGTGTCCTCATTAAAGAGAATCGTGAGCGGACCCCCTATCCACTGGAGGACGACCTTGATCGCCCATCGATTCCGCGGCTGGCAATGGGTGGTGCGGCCGCACAGCTTGACACCATACTTAGAGACAAGCGAAAATTGATGTCGGTGGGTAATGCTATCGGTTCTGGTGCGCCTAGCTTCTGGGTTCGCCAGCTGACCAGCAAGTTAGATCCTCTGAAAAGTTTTAAGAGAATGCCGGGGTTCCATAGAGGGTTGAACATGATCTTCGCGGATAAGATGGCCGGCGCGTCGGCTGGAGGCAACTGGAGCGAACCCGAACCACCGTATGCCGGACAGTATCCCTTTAACAACGTGCGTCAAACAGAATCGGGGCACGTGGAGGAGTGGGACGATACGCCGGGTGCAGAACGTGTCCATATCTTCCATCGTTCGGGGTCGTTCATTGAGATGCACCCCGATGGAAAAGTGGTATATAAGTCGATGTCCCATGGCTATCAGATTAGCATGGGCGACTATGATGTCAAAGTCAAGGGAGATTGTAACTTCTCTGTCGATGGGAATGCGACTATCCATTCAAAAGGCGAAGTGCATCTTCAGGGCGACGAAGGCGTCAACATCCAGACAAAGAAGGATTTTAATGTCTATGCGGAGAATATCAATCTTCGTGCCTCGAAAAGGGCGAAGTTAGATGGTAAGCTGGTAGATTTGCGTTATGCCAAACTACCGGGCGTGCCCGTGACAACGATGTCGGGTCCTGCGGTTCGGTTCCTGACGAAAGAATACAAACGAGACTATCCGCTCGCAGCAAAGAAGATGGCAGCGCAAGAAAAAATAACCAAGACGCGACTACTCGCGGATACTGCGTTACTGTCCGCGGCTACTCCATTGACGCTGAACATCGCGGGCTACGCTGGCGCCCATGCGATAAAGATGATAGCGGGACTTGAACCAGCGAAGGGCACAACCACAACACCACCGACCGACTTCGCTGCGGAATTGCTTGAGTATGATCCGACGAAGCCGGTAGACCCAACAAAGCCGACACAACCTCGCGTCAATCCGTTGGGCAACCCGCTCATCTATCACACCAAGACACAAGCAGCCATGGACTACCGTGAACTGCTATTCGATACACCCGAAGAAGTGCAGGATGCTGTACAGTATCAAGCGCACAGGGATACACGTAAGGTATTGAAAGACATTCCCGAAACGGAAAGACCCGCACTCGAAGGAAATCGAACGATACCGACCTCGGTGCATACCGTTCCCGATAACTTGCCGCTAGTCGAGTATCTGGTACGGGCGGACTATTACGGGAAGACCGTATTCTCTCCCACCACCACACTGGGGGATACGGCATTCACGGTAGGAATGCTGGCGGATAGTCTTTCTCAACCCGATGTGGCGATATTTGTGGATCAAGAGGACCCCAAGATAGACGAAACTAGTGGTTGGACGGACCCCGGCGGCGACGGTGGGGACGCCACTGGCGGCCGCAAACCGACTGCACCGCCAGCTGTTGCCACGACTGCTGCCCCCGCGCCGAGCGACCCGGTGGCACCGACGCCGCCGATGTTCGGTCCTAGTGAGTCCGGCGGGGTTTCAACAGATGACGGTGGTATCGATGCTTCTGGTCACGTGACGAATCAAGGTGGCGTTACAGGCAACGAAGGTGACGTGTTGGGCACAGAAGGCGCTGGATAATAATGGCATTCATACAACGACCACTCACCGCATCTCCATATCTTGTTGGGCCGGATCAGAAAGAGATCCATCCCAGCGAGGATATTATCCGCGATCTGACCGACGACAGTTGGCTCAACCAACAGATTCAGTCAGCACCCGGTTGGGACCAGTTAACCACCGAGTCCGGCGGCCTGCGCAGGCGGGCACTTCTTGCACGCTGGAGATCAACGATTCGTACGCCGATAGTGTTGGACGACGACCATGTCTATGTGGGGTGGAGTGAATATTGGTCGTCTATTATCACCTTGCGTCTGGAGGCCGGTGACGCAGGAACTGGTAATAAGAATAGTAAAGGGGGTGACCTCGGCGCGGACGTTTCTTTTGGTTTTGCGCCTTCCGAAATCTCCAAGGCGCAAGCCGCCGGAACCGCGCAGGCCGGTGTGGATACGAAAAGTGTTCCGCTGTCAATTCTCGCGAAGAGGGGCATCACTAAACAGCTTGGGTTGCTTGAGGATGATATTCTCTACAACCTGTCGCTCTTGTGTAAGAATGTATTAGAACCCGTCAAGGCGAAATATCCCGACATTAAAATTGAGAGTGGGTTTCGTCAAGTGAATACCGGCATCGGGCAACACGAACGCGGCCAAGCGGTGGATATTATAATTCCGAGTGCGGAAGATACATTGCTCTATGAGGTTGCGGATTTTATTGCGAAGACATTACAGTTCGACCAAGTGATTCTTAACTATAGTATGCGCCGCTCGCCGTGGATTCATGTGTCATTCTCGTCAACGGGGCTGCGTCGTTCGGCGCTCACACGAGACTTTGATGATACGTTTCACACGGGGCTCTTTCTGATTACTCATAAAATTGGTGAAGACCGCGCTATAGCGCAACGCGAACAGGACGAATATATTACTAAGGTTAACGCGGAACTGACAATTTTAGAGAAGCGGCAGACTGATTTGAATCCGCAGACCGTGATTGGTGATGCGACGGCGCCCGGAATGGGAAGCGCGAGCGGTGCTGCTGCCTCCGGTGGTGGAGATTGTGGCAACCCAGACGGCACCGTACCAAACGAGAGGGGGACCGTTGACGCGGTCTTTGCCGCGCTCGCCCCTGGCGGAGTTCCTTGGGATCTTACTACCCACGAGGGTGGTGGGGATTTTACCAACGCAGTGGTCCACGCATTGGGTCCCGAATGGGGGCATGTTGGAAAGTCCGGTGGGCAAACACAACACAATGGTCATGCTGTCGATGCGATAGCGTATAAGAGCCCCACACCGTTGTATAATGGTAAATGGGTTCAGGTGATTGACATCATCGGTGGGGTTGGGGCGGCCGGCGCAACGCCTCAGTGGCATCCCGTGTGCGCCCCTGTGGGCGATACGCCAGATGGCGACCTAGATCCGAACGGACCTTGGTGGCGTTAATCTCACATACTAAATACTAGAGACACATGCCTGAGATATCAACCATTTTCTCCACGACGCGGCCGTATAAGGATGTCTCGCTGACATTCGCACGGAACGTGGTAACGTCTGATGTGGTGACGGTGTCCGGTGAAGATGCGGTGAAACGCTCGCTGAAACTTCTACTCACGTCGCGTGCGGGAGAGACGCCGTTCTTTCCCGAATTTGGTTCGCGCATCTTCGCGTTGTTGTTTGAACCCGTCGATCAGATTACGACGACAATGCTACAACACGAGATACAAGCCACGATTAGTGCGTATGAGCCGCGCGTGAGCATTCGCCAACTCACGGTGGTGCCATCAGATGACGAACATGGGTATACTATTGATTGCCTTTTCACCATTGTTAATCAAGTGGCACCCGTGACGCTAACATTGTATCTCAGCAGATTAAGATAAGCTATGGCCACTACACCCGCACAACTTCCTATCGCAGAATTGGACTACGACCAGATTCTGAGTAATCTGATCGACTTCATGAAGGCCGATCCGACCTTTTCGGATTATGACTTCACGGGGAGCGGCTTGCGTTTGCTGTCGCGTGTGCTGGCGTATGTGACGTTCTACAATAACTACTATGTAACCGCAGCGGTGAACGAGTCGTTTCTGGACACCGCACAACTCCGGTCGTCAATTGTCTCTCACGCCAAGATGTTGGGGTACAATGCGCACGGCACACAGAGCGCGGTGATCACTTCGAACGTCACAGCGGTTATGGACAGTTCTTCGGCAACCTCCGTCACGTTGGCCAAGAACACAAAGTTTGAACTCGCTAATGACACGTCCTACCTGTTCTATACGGTGGGCGATACGGCACTGATACAGAATACCACTACAGCAAACAACTATGAGGCGTCAGATGTGCTGCTCGTTGAGGGGCGCCCTGCCGAATATCGATTCACGGTTGACGTGAATGACCCAACGCAACGCTTTATTATACCTAACGCGAATGCGGACTTCTCGCACATTAGTGTCGTTGTGCAAGAGAGCGCGGCCGCCAATACACGCACGACGTTTCTCCAACCGACCAATGTTGCGCTCGTCAATGAAGCCAACGCAATTTTCCTCGTGAGTGAAGCGTATAACGGCTATCCTGAATTGACGTTTGGTAATGGTGTCATCGGGAAGAAGTTGGTGCATGGCAATATTGTCATTGCGGATTATTACATCAGTCGCGGTGCCGCCGGTAACGGAATTCGTGGTCCCTTCACTATCAACGATCCTTCCTTCGAAGGGCTCTCCCGCGGCGTGACTGCGACGATTGATGCCAATACCGTGGCGAGTTACAATGGAACCGACGCGGAAGATGTCGATCAAATTCGCTATGTCGCCCCGCTCGCG